ACCGCATCTGAACCTGCTAATAACGATTATAATTTATTATTAGGTGTAAGAAGAGCATATTCAGTTGTTACAGATATTATTGAAAAAATTAAAAAAGACGGTGTTACTGTAAACGTTAAAAAATGGATTACAGAAAATGAGGCAAATAAAAATCAGAAAACTGGTGTTGTATACAAATACCAAATACCATTTACTGAATTGGGATATGAAAAAAATAAAGGTGTATTAAAGTTTAATGTAACAAGTCAAGGTGAAGATGTTACGGGTTTATCAGGTGTTGACCCTAATGGTGCATTAGATTGTAAAACAATAATTAACGATACAAACGGTTTAAAGATTTATGCACCTAACATGTTCTATTGTAGACAAGTTGGTATTAAATTTAAAACCACAACAATACCCGTTCAACCACAAGAACAACAAAAAATTAAACTACCCGTTTATAAATTGGTTCCTGATGGTACACCACAAACAATCAAAACACCAAAACCATCTATAGACGTAATGAAGAGAATCATAATGAAAACTCTTTCAGAATGTCATTACTTTAAAAAGTTAGAGGAGGATTCACCAATTGCTTTTACATCATTAAAAGAAAAATTAAAGTATTTTCATCCGGGTTTCCATTCAATGACGCCAGAAGGATTAAACGCACGTTTAACATTTTTACAACAATGTGTAAGACCCGGTAACACGATACCAATAAAAGGTGTTGCAGATGTAAATGATTTAAATGCAAGAAACACTTCATTCGGACCACCTCCAATTTGTATTTTAAGAATCGGTGATTTTTATCATTCAAAAGTTGTTATTAGAGATGTTAATATAACATTTGATGATACAACATGGGATTTAAATCCTGAAGGTATTGGAGTACAACCGATGTTAGCAAATGTATCTTTACAAATTTCATTTATTGGCGGACAAGGTTTAGAAAGACCTGTTGAAAGATTACAAAATGCATTATCATCTAATTTCTACGCAAATACTGAAATATATGATGAAAGAGCAGAATCAACAGCAACTCTAATTGATGGAAAGGAAAAAGATAGATTTACAAAAGAATTCTTGGAATTTATGCAAAATAAACCTGAATTTAAATTAGAGGGTGACAAAGATAACAAACCAAGTATTTCACAAAACAACTACATAGGAGAAATTATACCTGATAATAATGGATTAGGTGATATTGCTTACTTAAATCTAATTAAATCAGTTTATACCAATACAGATGAATACGTAAAAAAATATCAACTTGCATATAACGACGTAGTTAAAAAATACGGTTATAAAGTGGCAAGTTTGTTTTTATCATCAACATATAGAACAACAACAGGATTAACAATTAATACTGTAAGTGGTAATACAAGTACTGAAACAATAGAACTTTTAGGTGTGTATCCCGCAAATAACGAACTATCAGCATATGTAATTGAATTTAGGGATTCTTTATTAGATTTCATTAGTTCAAATAGTATGTCTGATTTATTAAAGTTTAGTAATATCATGCCACCTGAAATGGCGAATTGGTCGGATAATAGACTTGAAGAAGTGTTAACCGGTATAATTAAAGAAGTTGCCGATAATTTCACACAAAATACACCATTAAAAGATTTAGAAACATCAAGAAATAAATTAATTAACACATTTGATAAGGTTAATTTTATTGTGAGATATCAGGGAGATGCAACCGTAACAGGAACAACTATAAATTTTGCAACTTTATCAGGTTTAACAAGTAGTGATTTTTATAATAAGTATTCTTCGGTTGTAACGTATCTACAGACTAATCAATCTAAATTAGTTAGTGATTTAGATGAAACATTTGATTTCAACACCCCAACATTAAACAATAGTTTAGTTTATGAATTTTTAAGTGTATTATTACAAGGTTATAAAGATAGAATAACTAAAATTTATGAAAACATTCCCGTAGTTGACACAGGAGTTAAGGAAATAATAGATTCATTTATCTCAACTCCATCAGAGAAGAAATTTAAATTAGGTAAATTTCCAATTATAAAAAGTGAAAAAGGAATTAATTATAAAATAACAAACATAGATTATTCTACGGATGACAATCTTAAAACTGATATAATAAACATTAATAATAACGGAAAAGTAGCATTAATAGGTTCAACACTAAACTTTTATAAACCATGAGTAGAGAATATTATGATAGATATCAAGAGTTTGTGGTAGACGGTACCTTTAAAGTTGTACCGGGTATTGAAATACCTATTAAACCTACAGACAAATATCTACAATTTAAAAAGGGTAAAGATAGACTTGATAAGTTATCACAAGAATATTACAACTCTCCATTATATGGGTGGTTAATTATGTTAGCAAATCCATTGGCCGGTAGTCTTGAATTTGAAATTCCAAATAATTTCTTAATAAGAATACCATATCCTTTAACGGTATCTTTACATGATTATAAAAGTGCTGTAGAATTGTATAAACTATATTATGGGGAACAGTAAAATTAACAAAGGGGAAAATATATTAGTTAAGACTGATATTAACAATCTTATCTTTATTGACCCTAATAGTGTTGTAAATGGTGATAAAATAGAAGAAAGAGGTTTCAAACAAGAAGAATTAGTAATGTTTGTAAACCTTGAAGCTGATTTAATACCAAGAAGTATCTTAACTGCATCAGGAGAAAGTGCGAGTACAGGTAAATTAACATCCATTGCAAAAGGAACATTAAGTTTTACACAAAACAAAAGTAAAAGTGGTAAAGACTTCGATTCAAGTTGGACAGACACTTATTTTCAAGTAAAAGAAGGTACAAATAATCAAGGAGAGAAATACAATTATCAAAATGATTCGAGTGCACAATCTTTTGGTATTGATAGTATAAACATTAATATCAAAGGTGCTAGTTTTATTCCACAAATCAATATTAACTTTATAGATGTTAGAGGTAAGACTTTATTTGAATCACCCGAAAACTCACCATACGGTGCTTTCTTCCATTTACCGTGGCCGATATTTTATTTAACGGTTAAAGGTTTTTATGGTAAAGCCATTAGATATAGATTACATCTTGTTAAATTTAGTTCAAAGTACAATGAGAGTAATGGTAATTTCGAAGTGAACACAACATTTGTTGGTTCAACATACGCATATTTAAATGATATTCCATTAAACGGTATCTTAAACGCCCCATATATGTATGCAATAGAATCTGAAGAACCCGCAAAGTTCATCGAATCTAAAGGCGTACAACAAAAGAAAATAAAAAAATCTTCAAAGGGATATGTGATGTTGAAATCTGTTTATGACGAATATAAACAGAAGGGATTAATATCAAATGATTTTCCTGTTAGAACATTAAGAGAATTAATAGTAATTGCAAAGAGTTTAGATAAACTTTTAGAAAAAGAAATTTTTGGTGGTTTAGTAGATATGAAATTATTTGCAGGTATCAAAGATTATGAAACATTAATTATAAATTTTGAAAGTGCGGTTAGAAGTTGGTCAAAAACACATTTAAGTTCAACACCAGTAACATTTGACGGTGTAAATTATTATGGATTATTAACTGACAAGAATTCTGATGTAACAATTAAAGGTAAAGATAAAGCCAATACATTAGAATCTATAATAACAAATTACCCAAAAAATATTAACAATCTTAAGTCTTTTTCTGAAAAATTCATTCAAAAGGCTGCAAATGATTTTAAATCACAAACGTTTAATTTAATAAACACAATTAAACCAATTGATTCATATGTTAAAATTGCAAGTGGTTCGGGTAACTATCTTGTTGCTATTGAGGCATTATTAAAAGACATTTTTAAAATTCAAGAAGTTTTCACACAACAAAGAAATAAGTTAGAAAACTTGGTTGAAAAGAAAATGAATGAAATCATTAAAGATAAAAATAAAGGTATTGGATTTGAACCAACCATTAGAAATATATTTGCGGTTGTTTTAGCAAATGCGGAGGTTTATGTTAGGTTATTGAAAGACGTACATTTTAAAGCTTTTGAACTTGGAGCATATAGAAGAGATTTACTAAAAGGATTTAGTGATGAGAGTGTTAAAAACGAATCAATATATCCTTGGCCTGAAGTAAAGAAACAGAGTGTAAATAAACAAAAAATTATTGCATATCCTGGTGACCCTGATTTACAAATGAAATTAAGGTCATATAATAGATACATTTGGCCAGAGGTAGATTTCCTTGAGAATTATGTAGAAGTATCAACTAAAAGACAAGATTCATTAACAAAGAACGAAGGTAGTGCTAGTAAGATTGAATATATTTTTGAAAATGATACACCTGATGTTGATGTGAATAAGAACGCAACAGTATTTCAAGTTCAATCCACGAGACCATATACAAATAAATCAATATCTTCTGTTATATATGAAATTTACGAGAGAGCAAGATATATTATTTTAAACGATGAATTTAAAAATACAACAGTTCAAGAATTAGCCGAAAACGAATATAAAAATTTAGAGTTAATTTTTGGTGAAGACGCTGATATTGTATCAATGTTGAATAACATCACAAGTATTGATACATTAAAACAATATCTATTATCATTCTCACCATTTGAGAGGTATCCATATTTCCAAGACAAATTATCAACGGTTCCATATATTAAAAATTTAGAGAATAAATCATTTAATATAAAATCGATAAATGGTGATATTAAGAATAAGGAAAACAATTCAGTCTATACTAAATTATCTGAAAATTTATTAAATCTTTCATATAAAACAGACAGTTATAGATATAAAATATATCCATATAATTCAAATCATTATTTGGGGTATATTGAAAAAGATGTGTTAGATGAAAAAGATTTAAATTTAAAATCTTTATTTACGGTTAACACATCTGAAGGTTTAGTTTCGGGTCCACAAAATCCAGAACTATGGGTGAAACCAAATAAAAAATCAAATTTATTTGAAGAAAAACTTAAAATAAATAATGAAAGCGGTGCATCAATTTTAAACACACCATATTTCCATAAACAATTGTATAGTGACTTTACTGGTCAAACAACAAATTATGGAAAATATGTTGGGTCCGCATATCTTTTATTGAATTCATTACCATTTGTCGATTTAGAAGATGAGTTTGATTATGTGAATGGAAAGACGAGAGTCTTTACAATGTTTAAAGAAGTTGCTGCATCACATTATATCCCATATCATTTAATTTTAAAATGGGGTTCATTGTATCATAGATACAAAAAATATCTAACAGAGGGTGTCGACATTATTAGTGGAGTAACCTCATCAATAAACGGAGGTTTATTTTATGATGGTACAACCGGTAATACGGCCTATAATGTTGGAAGAGATATGAATTATACCGTACATAATGTAATTGGATTACACCCATATTATGATTCAATATACCACCAAATTGTAAACGGATATTCACACTATAACGTATTATCAGGTGCAACCGATTTTAATACAAAAGTAACAAATGGTATTATCAATCCTGTAGAACAAAATGTTGGAGATGGAAATAACTATTGGACAACATTTGTTAATAACTCTAAAGACCCAACAGGTAACAAATGGTATACATTATTACCATCCGCAAATACTGATGTTAATTATACTTCAGGTTTAAGTAATAGATATCAAAACGAACAAAAGAACTTTAAAGTTCTTTGGTGTTATGATAAGGAAACGATAAACACAAATTTTAGTGGTAAAACATTCTTTAATTATAACGAATATAATAGAACAAATGATGACGGAATATCTTTCTTTGAAGCAATTGAGTATGTTGCGGAATATTTTACTGGTACGGTAAAGAGTAAAGATAATCAGTACTCTTTGGAGATTTCATCTAAAAGAAAATTAACAGATTTAATTGCAACTTTCAGTCCGCAGATTTTGGATGAGTTTGAAAGATATTTTTTAGATTTTGCATCTGCAAAACTAGACGAAGAAATCCCATATAAAGCGTTTCCTGATGTTGAGGTCACATCAACGGTTAATAATGAAACAAAAGTTGTTTTAAAACATACTGTAAAGTATGATAAATTTCAAGATTTGTTAAAAGCATTAACAACTATTGATACAAACGATAGTAGTGATGTATCAGATAAAAACGCGTTTATAACCACAATTAAACAAAAACAACTTGAAAAGTTAACAACAATTACTAAAGATATATTAAGTCAAGATAATTTAATTAAAGTTACAATTGGTAACCCTAAAGAAATCACACCTAATGTTTGGTATGGTTTTGCAGAATACGATACAGTTAATACTTTTAATTATAGTGCATATGATGTGAGTCAATATACATCTGAAAACCAAGATTTAATAAAATTATATTTAGGTGAAGATGTTGATTTATACTATAAAAATTTCTTTGAAATAAATAACGTTGAGTTATCTGAAGAAAATATTTTACAATTTAGACCTTTAGTCCACATATTTGCGGGAGGTTATTCGAGAGGATTGTTTTCAACAAAACAAGAGTTTCAAAATTATCTAACAACTAAAGTTTTAATAGATATAAGTGGAAGACTTGACATCTATTTAGAACGTCTTTTAGGTAAATTATCGGGATTAAAGACAAAAGAAAACGCAAAAAACGGAACATTGTTTAATGGATATAATAATGATATTCTTAAATTAGAACTATATAATACATTTAAATCGTTCAACGATAAATGGGTTGCTGGAAATTCATTAGGTCAAAAAACTTTATTGGAAGAATTTTTATTTTTAGATAAGGCAAATAAGGACATTGGTGACATGGCATACCTTTCTTTAGAGAAATTGTTACCATTAGAAGATGATAAAAACGATAAGGCGAATTTATATAGTGTAATCTCAATGTTAATCCAAAACACAGGATTTGATATGAGAGGACTTCCCGCGTACGTTAATTTTTATTCTACAAACAATTCATTAAAAACAAAACAACAACCATCAAAAACAATTGCTAAAAATTTATTTGGTACGTTCTTGGATGTTGACTATCAGGAATCACAACCAAAAATGGTAATTCAATATGTGGGGCCAACATCAAAACACTTGGAATTATCAGATATTAGTAAAAAATATAATTTCAATAATGATAGTGGAAACTTATTTAATGGAGTTAATAGTCCTTTGGTAACAACAAACCCACAATCATTTACTGAAGAAGAATTGGCAAAATCAAACAGAGTTGTTGCTTTTGAAGTTAGTATTGGTGACCAAAATCAAGGAATATTCAAAAGTGTTCAATTAGACCAAACGTCAATAAGAAACACGAGTGAATCGTTTGAAGTGATGGAAAACTTGGGTCGTTCTGAATCGGGTGCTGGTGCAAAACAAATTGACACGGGATTATTTGATTTATATAGAACAAGGTCATATACTTGTGATGTCACTATGATGGGTAATGTAATGATACAACCTACAATGTATTTTTATTTAAAAAATGTACCATTGTTTAGAGGTTCATATTGGATTACAGAAGTTTCACATAATATTAGAAATAATAATATTACAACAACCTTTAAAGGAACAAGAATACCATTTACATCTTTACCTGACCCTAAAGATTCATTTTTATCTAGTTACAGAGTTCTATTTGATAGAGCATCAAAAAGAGCTATCGCGAAAGTTAAAGAACAAGAGAATACAACACCTACAAGTTCAAATAATAAAGAACAGGTGTTCACTACCGCTGATGGTATATCATTTACCACAGATATGGGAGGTAAAAAAATTACGGGAGAACAATTATTACAAGAACAAGGTGTTACAAGATTTGGAGTACCATATAATGGATGGAAAAATGAAAAATACATACAAAAGGTTAAGAACGGAGGTAAGGAGTATTTGAGAGCTCAGGTTATTACTATGGGAGGTGTAAATTATCCAATATCGGATACAACATCAATGAGTATCATTACCAGACAGAATACTTACGGAATTGTACCAAGTCCATTAACATGGAGTGATATCAAAGCGTCAAATAATTATTTTTATTCGTTGAGATTTGATTACGATACTTCACAACCAAATTCAATAATAAAGGGAACTACAAAATTCTATAACCCAAATAATTTAAGTAAATCGGTAACAATTACCCCAATAAGTGAAGCAATTACGATAAACAACATTAAAGGACCGATAAATAATGGGCCAAGTGGTGTTAAAAGTGGTATAGGGTTATCACCCGCACTTATGAAAGCACTCAATTTACAAGAGGGTGATGTGGTTTATTTTGAAATAGTATAAGAATAATAACAATATTGGGATATTTATACATATAACCAAGATATTATGGAAAATTTAAGATTAAACAAAACAATGGACCAATTCTTAAATCCAAAACAAGTTAGAAATGTATCTAACGATGGAATGGAAAGAGAAGAATGTGATTTAATGACTGGTGAATGTTATGTTATTAGAGAAAAAGACGGAATAGTTGAAAGAATAAATAAAAAATACGTCACAAATGACGGAAGACAATTATTACAAGATTAAAATCATGTTAGAACAAAAATTACAAGAAGAATTAAATCGTTATAAAGCCATTAACAAATATGGTAAAACGATGATAATGGAACAAGATGCACCTGCAGACCCGGCTTTAGCCGCACCTGTAGACCCAACGGCTGACGCTCCTGCCGCAGACGCTCCTGCTGACCCTGCATTAGCAGCACCCGCGGCAGATGTAGCACCTGCAGAAGATATGGCTACACCTGAATCTGAATCAACTGAAGAATTAGATGTTACGGATTTAGTTAATATGGTGAAAAGTGTTAAGAAAGGTCAAGAAGACACTCAATCAGAACACAATGCGGTTGTTACAAAAATGGATGATGTTTTCACTAAATTAACCGATTTAGAAAGTAAATTATCACAAATGGATGCTGTAATGGCTAAGATTGACCAATTAGGTGCAACAGTTGAGGCGAATAAACCAAAAACTGAAGTTGAGAAGTTGGAAATGCGTTCTTTAGATTCATATCCATTTAACGAAAAACCACAAGAATTCTTTGCACACAAACAAGGTGAAATGAGAGCAAGTGGTAAAAATGAATATGTTTTAACAAAAGACGAAATTGAAAACTATTCTCCTGAACAAATAAAAACAAGCTTTAACCCAGAAGAAGACGAAAATGAATTTAAACTCTAACGTAAATCTATTTTTAGGTCTACACGCACAATTAAAAGTATTTCATTGGCAAACTAAAGGTCTATCAAGACATGAAGGATTTGCAAAAATTAGAGATAGTTTTGAAGATTTAATGGATGATTTTGTTGAAGAGGCAATGGGACAATACGGAAGATTTGTTTTAGATGATGAAACAAAAACCTTAAATTTAATTAACATTTCTGAAGCAAGACCAACTGAAATGGCGGAAACAATATGTGAGTCTTTGAGACAGTTAACTGAACAAATTGACCCTAAAGATACTAATTTATTGAATCTTCGTGATGAAATGTTAGGAAAAATGCAAAAAATGAAGTATCTTTTAACATTAGAGTAAAAGAAATCTTTTTTAAAAATAATTAACCCGGATTTTTTAATTCGGGTTTTTTTATGTATATTTTAATATAAATGTTTTTTAACTTAAACTAAATTTTATGTCAACATTTGATGCCGTTCTAGCTCAATATGAGAAGAACAAAAACGCCACAAGTGGCAACGCGAACAAAGTGTCTCAAGAAGACCGTATGAAAAAGTACTTCACCACAGTATTACCAAAAGGTAGTAAAGGTGAAGAAAGAAGAATTCGTATTCTTCCTACAAAAGATGGTTCCTCACCATTCGTTGAGGTTTATTTCCATGAAGTACAGGTAGATGGAAAATGGGTAAAATTGTACGACCCAAAACAAGAAGGAAAACGTTCCCCTTTAAATGAAGTTTATGAAGGATTAATGATGACAGGTTCTCAAGAAGACAAAGAACTTGCTCGCCAATATCGTTCTCGTAAATTTTACATCGTAAAGGTTATTGACCGTGACCATGAGCAAGATGGTGTTAAATTTTGGAGATTTAAACACAATGCTAAAGGTGATGGTGTATTAGATAAAATCGTACCTATTTGGAGAAATAAGGGTGATATTACTAATATGGACAATGGACGTGATATTATTTTATCTTTGGCTTTAACTAAAGCCGGTACAGGTAAAGAATACACAACAATCAACTCTATTATTCCTGAAGATGCGGGACCACTTCACACAGATTCTAACATTGCAAAACAATGGTTTGAAGATGAATTAACTTGGTCCGATGTTTACTCTAAAAAGGGTGAAGATTATCTTGAATTGGTTGCAAAAGGTGAAACTCCAAAATGGAGTACTGAAAGTAACAAATGGGTTTCAGCTTCAACTTCTGATGAAGTTATCGGCGGAACATCAGCACAATCACCTAAAACACCTTCAGCACCTATCGTTGACCCACAAGAAGACGATGATGTTGATGGAGATTTACCATTCTAAAATTAATGGGTGTGAATCATACGGGGTGGAGATAACGTCACAAACCCCACTTTTAAAAAAAATATTATGGCAATAAAGAAAAACAATTTCGACGCAATAAAGAAAAAATTCTCAAAAGAGGCAGAATACAAATCTGACCGTTTTTTGGATTTAGGAGATGCTTTCTTGGATGCGACTGGTGTTCCAGGTCCTGCTATAGGTCACATTAATATGTTTTTAGGACATAGTGACACAGGTAAAACCACGGCATTAGTTAAGTCGGCAATCGACGCACAAAAGAAAGGAATCATCCCAATCTTTATTATTACAGAACAAAAATGGAATTGGGACCATGCAGTATTAATGGGATTCAATAGAGATTCTGATTACTTGTTTAATAGTGATTTTGAATATATTGAACAAATTACCGACTATATCAACGAGATTTTAGATGCTCAAGAAAAAGGTGATATTGATAGTGATTTATTATTCTTGTGGGATTCTGTTGGTTCAGTACCTTGCAAAATGACTTATGATGGTAAAGGAGGTAAACAACACAATGCATCAGTTTTAGCTGACAAAATTGGAATGGGTATCAATCAACGTATTTCAGGTTCAAGAAGAGTAGACAAGAAAAACACAAACACATTAATTATTGTTAACCAACCATGGGTAGAATTACCTGACAATCCGTTTGGTCAACCGAAAATCAAAGCAAAAGGTGGAGAAGCTATTTGGTTAAACTCAACTTTAGTATTCTTATTTGGTAATCAAAAAGGTGCGGGTACTACTAAAATTGGAATCACAAAAGATGGTAGAAAAGTAAAAATTGCCACTTGGACAAAGATTTCAATAATGAAAAACCACGTTAATGGTTTAGGTTACGAAGATGGTAAAATTCTTGTTACGGCTCATGATTTCATGAGAGGTAAAGATGATACCGAAAAGAAAAAATCTTTAGAAGATTACAAAAAAGAACATAGCGATTATATCAGCAAAATGTTAGGTGTTAATGTTACAGACACCGCGAATTTAGAAGTTGTAACAGAGGATGAGGAATAATTGAAATAAAATTAAATGTCTGTTTTATTAGTAGATGGTGACAATTTACTTACGATTGGTTTCTACGGTGCTAAAAATTACTTCTATAAAGGAGTCCACATTGGAGGCATCTATCATTTTCTTAATACTCTTCGTAGAGCGTTTGAGACATATCATCTTGACAAGATAGTAGTATTTTGGGATGGAGATGAAGGTAGTCAAACAAGAAAAACATTATATGTTCACTACAAAGAAAATAGAAAATCAAGACTTCGTTCAGAAGAAGAAATCAGTTCTTATCAATATCAAAGAAATAGGATAAAACAATACCTTGAAGAACTTTATGTTAGACAAGGTGAATATCAATATTGTGAAACAGACGATTGTATTGCATATTATACACAAAATTCACCATCTGAAAAAAAGATAGTCTATTCTTCAGATGGTGACCTCACCCAACTTGTTTCAGAAAATACACAAATATACAATCCATCACATCATAAATTATATAAACAAAAAGATACTATTGTTTATGACCATGAAGAAATTCTTATTGAGAACGTCAAATTGGTTAAAATGATGTGTGGTGACTCTTCAGACAACATTGCAGGAATTAAAGGAATGGGATTAAAAAGATTTTTGTCTTTTTTCCCTGAAGTAAAAACTGAACACTTAACTGTAGAACAAATCAGAGAAAAATCTAATTTAATGTTCGAACAAGATAAGAGTAATAGGTTACTTGCAAATTTTTTAACAGGAGTAACTAAACATGGTGTATTTGGAGAAGAATTTTTTGACATCAATAGTAAAATAGTTAGTTTAGAAAACCCATTTTTAACAGATGAAGCAAAAGAAAACATCAATTCATTAATTAATGAAGAATTAGACCCTGAAGGTAGGTCATATAAAAACACAATGAAAATGATGATGGAGGACGGATTATTCAATGTATTACCAAAATCAGACGATGCATGGATAAAATTTTTAAACCCGTTTCTTCGTTTAACTAGAAAAGAAAAAAATAAAAGAATGATTAAAATTAAAAACTATGAGTAACCAACAACAAGACATCACGAAATTTGAGTTTCTTTTAACTTTAGATGGAAACATTATTTGTCAAAGATTTTTCAATGTGAAAGACCACGTTGAACAAGCTAAACGTTCAATGGATTTACATTATTATGTAAAAAATATTTGTGAAGATATTAGTGAAGATTTGAAAATAAAAAGTTCCAATTATCTGTGTGAAAATGCAAACTTTTTCCTATCTTCGGACTATGTGGAAGAATCAAATGAAAAGGATAGAGAACATTTTTTAATGGAAATTAAGTTAGGAGAAGATGTATTTATTCAAAGGATATTCCCGGCATATTACTATCACCCAAAGGTGAGATATACGGTAGATATTCGTCCAAAATTAAAGAGAATTTTGTCAGACTTAACCGACATTTTGTCTTCTGAAGATTTGGAAACAACATACTTGAATTATCAATTATAATTTTTAAAAATATATTATTTAAATTAACATGGAAGAAAGGAATTTTGGACAGCTAGGGTTTTCGTTTCAACAAACATTAATCAAATCGATTATTGAGGACAAGAAATACGGAGAAACTATCATTGAGGTGTTGGAGACAAAATATTTTGAAAATAGCTCTTTTAGATATATCATGGAACATATCAAAGAGTTGTTTCAATTATATGGTAAAATTCCTGATTATAACACTATAGGACAAAAAATTCAAAAAGAAAGTTCAAGTGAATCTGCTAGAATTCATATCGACACATTAGATGCGATTAAAGAAAATAATGCGGATACTTCTTATGTAAGAGACACCGCTCTTAATTTTTGTAAACAACAAAATTTAAAAAGAGAATTAAAGTCGGTGGAATCTATCATTCAAAATGGTGATTTTGAATCTTATCATAAAATTGAAGAAATCATTCAAAAAGCGTTACAAGTTGGTATTGTTGGAGATGATGCACTTGATGTATTTCACGATATCGATGCAGCGTTAGAACAAGATTTAAGACACCCAATCCCACTTGGAATTACTCAAATCGATAATGTACTTAACGGTGGTTTGGGTATTGGTGAATTGGGAATTGTTTTAGCACCGACTGGTACAGGTAAAACAACATTATTAACCAAATTTGCAAACACCGCGTTTAACTTTGGTTACAATGTACTTCAAATATTTTTTGAAGATAATCCGGGTAATATTAAAAGAAAACATTATACAATTTGGTCTGAAATTGCACCTGACCAACAACCTGAATTTAGAGACATTGTATTAGAAAAGGTAAATGATGCGCAAACTCGTTCAAAAGGTAGTATTAGATTATTAAAACTATCAAGTGATAATGTTACAATTTCTGAAATCAAATCTAAAATCAGAAAAATGAATTCAGAAGGACCTAAAATTGATTTATTACTTTTGGATTATGTGGATTGTATTTCACCTGAAAGAAGTGTTAATGGTGAAGAATGGAAAGGTGAAGGTTCTATTATGAGAAGTTTAGAATCAATGACATCAGAGTTTAGTATGGCAATTTGGACAGCAACACAAGGTAACCGTGAATCAATTTCATCCGAAGTTGTTAATAGTGACCAAATGGGAGGTTCAATTAAAAAGGCACAAATTGCACACGTAATTCTATCAATTGCAAAAACATTAGAACAAAAAGAACATAATTTAGCAACTTTAACATTATTGAAATCACGTATTGGTAGAGATGGTATCATATGGCATAATTGTACATTTAACAATGAATTTTTGAAAATTGATACTGAAGCTCAAAGTACATTACTTGGTCATGAAGAAGAAAAGGTTAAAACGAATGTTGCAAGAGCAGCACAAGCGTTTCAAAGAAGACAAGATGTTAAAGTAAAACAATAAAAATATTAGAATGAGCAAATTATTTACAGAAAGAATACCGTTTAAACCATTTGAATACCCTGAATATTATACTGAAGGTTGGTTAAAACAAATGCAGGCGTTTTGGTTACATACCGAAATACCGATGCAAGGTGATGTTAAAGATTGGAATGAAAATTTAACTGAATCTGAAAAACATTTAGTTGGTAATATCTTATTAGGTTTCGCACAAACTGAATGTGCGGTTTCCGATTATTGGACGGGTATGGTTACTAAATGGTTTCCAAAACATGAGATTAGACAAATGGCAATGGCGTTCGGTTCACAAGAAACCATACATTCTATTGCATATTCTTATTTAAATGAAACGTTAGGTTTAGATGACTTTGAAGGATTTTTACACGACGATTCAATGAAAGAAAGATTTGAATTATTAACTAACACAACTGCTAATTGGACACCAAAAGACTTGGATACCAATTCAAAGGCAAGAGTTGAAGTTGGTAAAAGTTTAGCAATCTTTTCTGCATTTGCGGAAGGTGTGGCATTATATTCATCATTTGCTGTGTTATACTCTTTTCAAATGAGAAATCTATTAAAAGGAATTGGACAACAAATGAAATGGAGTGTAAGAGATGAATCTCTTCATTCTAAAATGGGATGTCAATTGTTTAGACATATGTGTGAAGAATTCCCTGAATTATTGGAAGAATCTAAACCCGCAATTTATGAAGCTGCAAAACTTATTATAGATTTAGAACATAAATTCATTGATAAGATTTTTGAGATGGGCGATTTAGAAAATCTTAAAAAAGATGATTTAAAACAATTCATTACAAAAAGGGTTAATGAAAAATTAGCGGAATTAGGATACAATCCAATTAAAGGTGGAGATGACTATTTTGAATACAACGAGAAAAAAGCATCTCAATTAGATTGGTTCTATCACTTAACAGGTGGTGTTACCCACACCGATTTCTTTGCAATGAGACCTACTGACTACTCAAAGGCAGGTGAGGGAGAAAATTGGGATGACATTTTTTAAAAATTAAAAACAAGATTTATTATATATGAAGAATTACGGAGAAGAACTCGGTTGGGAACTTGATGTGGATTTCCCATCTTGGGGAAACACAGAAATTTATGTAAAAACAATATCAAAAGGTTATTTACTTGCGGGTGAAAAACCAAAAGATGCTTATTGGAGAGTTGCAACAACAGTTGCAAAACGATTAGGTAAGCCAAATATGGCAACCAAATTCTTTGATTATATTTGGAGAGGTTGGTTGTGTTTAGCAACACCGGTATTATCAAACACAGGTACTGATAGAGGTTTACCAATCTCTTGTTTCGGTATTGATGTTGGTGATAGTATTTTTGAAATTGGTAACAAAAATTTAGAATTAATGTTACTTGCAAAACACGGTGGTGGTGTTGGTATTGGTATTAATATGATTAGACCTGCTGGTGCAAAAATTACAAATAATGGAACATCAGATGGTGTTATACCATTTATTAAAATTTACGATTCAACAATTCTCGCAACAAACCAAGGTTCAGTTCGTAGAGGGGCCGCATCAGTAAACATTAAAATTGACCACAAAGACTTCGAAGATTTTTTAGAAATTAGAGAACCAAAAGGTGATGTTAATCGTCAATCACTTAACTTACATCAATGTGTGGTGGTTAGTGATAAGTTTATGAAAAAATTAGAAGAAGGTGATTCAGAGGCAAGAAGAAAATGGGGTAAGTTACTTCAGAAAAGAAAAGCAACTGGCGAACCATATATTATGTACAAGGGTAATGTGAACAAACAAAATCCTGACATGTATAAGAAGAATGGTCTAAAAGTACACATGACTAACATTTGTTCTGAAATTGTTTTACATACTGATGAACAACACTCTTTTGTTTGTTGTTTATCTTCTTTGAATTTAGCAAAATACGATGAATGGAAAGATACTGATTTGGTTTACACATCAACAATTTTTTTAGATGGTGTATTGGAAGAATTTATTCAAAAAGCGAAGAACTTAAGAGGATTTGACAATGCAGTACGTTCTGCAGAAAAAGGTAGAGCATTAGGTATCGGTGTGTTAGGATGGCACACTTATTTACAACAAAAAGGTGTACCATTTGAAGGATTAACCGCACAATTTGAAACTCGTAAAATTTTCTCTCAAATCAAAATTGAATCAGAAAGAGCTAGTAGAGATTTAGCAAAAGAATATGGTGAACCATTATGGTGTAAAGAAAGTGGTATGAGAAATACACACTTAAGAGCCGTAGCTCCAACAGTATCAAACTCTAAATTGAGTGGTAATGTTAGTAGTGGTATTGAACCATGGGCTGCAAATGTATTCACAGAACAAACATCAAAAGGTACATTTATTAGAAAGAATCCTGAATTAGAAAGAGTACTTCGTAAAATTGGTAAAAATACAAAAGAAGTATGGGACCAAATTTTAGCAGATGGAGGTTCGGTTCAAGGTTTAGAATGGTTAGATGAATGGTGTTATGTAGATGGTAAAGTTGTTTTATGTAATGAAGTAAAAGAAGAAGACAATTATAAAATGTCATCAGTTAAAGAAGTGTTTAAAACATTCAAAGAAATTAATCAATTAGATTTGGTTAGACAAGCTGGTGTTAGACAACAATATATTGACCAAGCAGTTTCATTAAATTTAGCGTTTCCGGCAACTGCAGACCCTAAATGGATTAATCAAGTTCATTTGGAAGCATGGAAGCAAGGCGTTAAAACATTATATTATATGAGAACAGAATCAGTATTAAGAGGTGATATTGCGGCACAAGCAATGAACCCCGATTGTGTTAGCTGTGAGGCATAAAGGTAATGGGTGACTCCCTCAAAGGTTTACTGTCGTCAAGGCGTACCTTGAGCATCCAGGTCTCGAGAATACAGGGGGTGAATATCAAGACACTAAATTAACCCGACTTCGGTCGGGTTTTTTATTTATTACCAATTTAGTATTCTTTATATTTATTGATATGGCGGTAAAATACGGAATAGATTTTCCTTTTAGAAATAGTACTGATGGGGATTATATAAAAATGACATATGACCCTGAAAGAGAAGTTAGAGCGAATCTAATACATCTTTTATTAACAAGAAAGGGTAGTAGATATTTTTTACCTGATTTCGGTACTAGATTGTATCAATTCATTTTTGACCAAAATGATTCTGTTACATTTGATTTAATTGAAGAAGAAATAAGAGATTCTGTTAAAAAATATATTCCAAATTTAGATATTACAAAATTGGAAATTATGAGTGCGGAAGATGACCCAGACCAATCAAGAACATTTTCAGAACAAGAAGATGAAAGATTATTCAGAGTTTCGGATGCAACAAATCAATCACATACCGCTGTGGTAAAAATAGAATATACTGTTAATAACGATGCGTTTTCATCGTCAGATTTTATAATACTAAACATTTAATATGGCTAAAAAGATATCATACGCAACAAGAGATTTTGCGGGTTTAAGACAAGAATTAGTAAATTTAACAAAAGAATATTATCCTGACTTGGTTAAAAATACCAATGACGCGTCAATATTTTCTGTTTTATTAGATTTAAATGCTGCGGTAACAGATAATCTTCATTTCCATATTGATAGAGTTTGGCAAGAAACTATGTTGGATTTTGCACAACAAAGACAATCATTGTTTCATATTGCAAAAACTTACGGTATTAAAATACCTGGTAATAGACCATCAGTAACATTATGTGATTTCTCAATAAATGTACCTGTTAGAGGTGATAAAGAAGATGAAAGATATTTGGGTATTGTAAGAGCAGGCGCACAAGTTTCAGGAGGTGGGCAGATATTCGAAACTATTGAAGATATAGACTTTTCAAGTCCTTTTAATAGTAAGGGTGAACCAAATAGATTAAAAATACCAAATTTTGATGGTAATAATACGTTGATTTCATATACCATCACAAAAAGAGAGGCCGTTGTAAACGGTGTAACGAGAATATTCAGAAAGGTAATTACAGAAGTAGACCAAAAACCATTTTTAAAATTATATTTACCTGAACAAAATGTATTAGGTGTTACTGCGGTTATTCACAAAGAAGGTACTAATTTCCAAGCCAATCCAACAAGTGGTGAATTTGCTTCATCAACAAACAAATGGTATGAGGTTAAATCTTTAATTCAAGATAAAATATTTGTACCGGACCCAACGTCAGTATCGGATAAAGATAATTTCAAGGCGGGAACATATGTTAAAGTAAATAACAAATTTTATACAGAATACACACCAGAATCGTATTTTTCATTAACTTTTGGTTCGGGTAGTGTTGACCCATTAGATAATTTGGATAACTACATGACAGGTAGTTTGAAAGTTAATTTAGCAACATACTTAAACAACATGTCTTTAGGTTCAATACCTAAAGCAAATACAACATTGTTCGTGAAATATCGTGTTGGAGGGGGTAAAGATTCGAATTTAGGGGTTAATATTATTACATCGGTAGATAATGTCGAATTTGATGTTAACGGTCCCGTATCGACAATTAATACACAAGTTGCACAAACATTAAGAGTTAATAATGTTACTGCTGCAATTGGTGGAGCCGACCAACCAACCATTGAAGAAATTAGAAATATGGTTGCATATAATTTTTCAGCACAAAATAGAGCGGTAACGTTAAATGATTATAAGTCTTTAATAGAAACGATGCCATCTACGTTTGGAGCACCTGCCAAGGTTAATGTAATTGAAGAGGATAACAAAGTTAAAATCAAATTATTATCATACGATGATAGTGGTAAATTAACGGATGTTGTTTCAAATACATTAAAAAATAATATTATAAATTATTTGTCAGAATATAGAATGATTAATGACTATATTGATATTGCAAGTGGTCAAGTTATTGATTTATCACTCGATATTGATTTAGTTATTGATAAAAACGAATCACCTACAGATGTAGTTAAAACTGCAATCAATGATTGTATTAGTTTCTTTGCAATCGAGAAAAGAAAAATGGGTGACCCTTTGTTTATTGGTGATTTAACAAGACAAATCGGTACAATACCAGGTGTAATTAACGTAGTTAGTATAAAAGTTTACAATAAAATTGGTGGAAATTACTCATCGTCAGAGGTTTCACAATCATATGTGGATGACACAACGAAAGAGATTTTACAGATTGATTCCACAATATTCATGACTTCAAATCAAATATTCCAAATTAGATTCCCTAATAGTGATATTAGAATAAGAACTAAAACTTTAGGAACGACTACATACTAAAATGTTTTTTCGTTATAATAGTAGAAAATCGTATGCTTTCTATTTATTGTAAGAGATGCAAAAACATAGAATTTCAACAAATATTGGTCAAGAACAGAGAGTAACTGTAGAGTTAAAACAAGATTATGATTATCTTGAGATATTATCTCTGAAATTCAGTCAATCGGACATATATACGTCTCTTTGTGCTGACTATGGTGTGGTTTGCGGTAGAATTACTGCAAATAATGGATTTGGTTTACCAAATGCTAGAGTTTCCATATTCATACCACAAAAAGATACTGATGCTGATGACCCTGTAATTTCTGCTTTATATCCATATACAGATATTACAACGAAAAATGAAAACAATTACAGATATAATTTATTACCCGCTCGTCAACAACATGGTGGACACACCCCAACAGGTACTTTCCCCGACCAAGAGGATATTCTTACAAGAGAAGAGGTATTAGAAGTTTATGAAAGTTATTACAGATACACGGTAAAAACAAATGAATCTGGCGACTTTATGATTTGGGGAGTTCCTGTGGGTTCACATACTCTACATGTTGATATTGACTTATCGGATATTGGTTGTTTTTCATTAAGACCTTATGATTTTATAAAAAGAGGAGAGGGGATTGAAAAATTTGATAGATACTACAAATTTAAATCTAGTGAAGATGTTGACGGTTTACCGCAAATTATAAAATATCAAAAGAAAGTTGAAGTATTCCCATTTTGGGGTAATCAAGATTTATGTGAAATCGGAATAACGAGGTCGGATTTTGATTTATCTTCAAGCGGTATTAGAATAGAACCAATATCATTGGTATTAATCTCAACAATTACCGATGACAATCAAGATGCGGTTAAAAGAAATGGTGTTATTAGAAGAAACACAGGGTACAAATGTAAATTACAAACAAGTGAAGGTAGAATAGAAGCTGTAAGATATACAGGTAAAAAAGTGTATGGTTCAGACGGAACAACATTATATCCTGAATTAGAATATTTTACACCATCGGAAACTATTGACCAAGATGGTAACGCAATGATTGTCTTACCAATGAACATGGAATATGTTTATACAAACGAATTTGGTGAGCAAGAAATTACAAATGACCCAAATAAGGGTATTCCAACAACAACGACATCAAGATTTAGAATAGGTTTAGATGCGAATAATGAAAAAACATCAACAGCTAAATTTTTGGTACCACAAATTAGAGAATATACCAAAGATACTAATGGCGCAAATGATAGTGGTGAATATAATGAAACATTATTGACAACATATCAATTCTCTGATGTGTTTGAAGATTATTTGAATATAGTACCACCATCTGGTTTAACATTAGATACGAGTCATCTAATGGATGGTGCGTATGAATCTCATAAAAGAGATGTGATGTTAGGTACAAATAATGGAGGTATACCCGAAGATGTTTTTTATAAATTCATTTTTGGTAAAGTATATACCGTTTCATCATTCCAAGGTTCACATTATGAAGTTTCAGGTGCAGAATCATTTTTGGGATTATCAAGAAGAGATGCGTTTTTAGGTATCAAAGAAATTAGACCGAATGCTGAAGATGATTGTGCATCTAAAGCAAATTACTTTCCTGTAAATTTTGGTTTTAGAAATAGAATTAAATTCGGATTAATCATATCTGAAGTATTACTTTTTGTACAATATATTTTTACAATTGTAACTGTTTGGATAAATGAAACATTAGGTAGATTATTATATAGTGTTGGTGGTTGGTTAATGCGTCAAGACATTGTGTTTATTGGACATGCTCTTGCAAGTGCTGGTCGACAATTAAGGGAACTTGCATATAGATTAATGGAAGGAGGTCAAACAATATTACCATTAACAACTTATCCCGATTGTGAGGAATGTTCAACAGACGTAGATGGAGTCACACCAAATTCTGGTTTAAGTAATTTAAGTTTATATTACAGAAGTGCGGAGATAAAAACTAAAATTGTACCATATAACGGTTCAATTTATTTAGTTTTTCTTTCTGGACAAACACCATCATATTTTAACACTAGTACATTTACAGGAACAACATTCTTAACTAACACATTTGCAGGTGAATCCGCTAAAGAACTCAATGCAACTGGTGTTACAGAAAGTCAATTAACTTCGTTACATACCTACAGTAATCCAAACGCAACGGCAGATAAAAGATTTATTGCGGGTATATATCCATTAGTTGGAAGTCAAGAATCTACAGATATCTTCAATCCAATGTATGTTGAATTTAATTCCGCATATAATGATGTACAATTAAATTCATATTTCCAAATAGTCACAGTTAGCGAACCAACTAACACAGGAAATTCGATAAAAATAACCAATAGTGGTGGACAAGTTAGTGCACAATATGTTGATTTAACGGGAGGACCAATTGTTGCACCTGAAGATATTACTATAACACTTTTGATTCGAAATCCATGTAACTACATATACAGAACACAAGATATTGTTATATTAAGTGGACAAACTACAAGTGGTTACGCGACATTACAATCTATTGATTGCGGAGGTGGGTATTATCAAACAGAAACATATGAAAGAGTAACCTCCTTTGCACCAACTGGAAAGGGTTATAGAGAATATAACACAGGTTCACCAACAACATATACTAACGTACCGGCAATTAGAATATTTTATTCCGATTGGGCAAATTTTGCGGGAAAAGATTATTCAAGTGGAGGTATTGAAGGAATCAAAGATTTATATGCGGTAGTGAGATTATATGATAGAGGTAGTGTAAAAAACACCTCACTATCACAACTTGTAATAGAACAAGGATGTTCAAAGTATGATAAATTTTATGACGAATCAAATAACACATATACATATTTGTGGTCATCTAGCGGTTCTTATGGTACCGTAACTGACGTGACTAATGCAACTAATCCAAATGGACCTAGAAATGGACAACAATCCAAATATACGACATATGATTGGGGGGAAACTGTAAACTCATATCATAAATTAGGTATGCCAAATTATAGCGGTTCAACGTATGTTGAATCACCAACAAGTCCGGGTGCGGGTTATTCAATAGTTGCAACAATTGCGGGTGGTTATAATACAAGAAGATTACCTAATGTTGCAGATTTAGAAGGTGGATTAAACACATATTCTAAAAAAACAAAATCAGGATTAACTGAAATTAGAGACGGTGTTATAACTATAGTTCCGGTAATAGATGGTACATCTAAAAATCAAACAGTAATTAAAGAATGGTATAGAAGAAAACGAGTTGGAATATTTTTCTGTGGAGGGGTTTTAAATTACTCATTCATTGATAACTGGTTAAACGGAGTATTGTATTTCTTTAAATTTGATAAGAGAATTAAATGGGATAATACCGAAACTTTAGATTTAAATCAAAGAGGTTCTAAATTCCCAAGAGAGTTGGTTTTTTATAATGTATTAGACCAAAATTTTTACTATAGAGCGAGTCCATATAGTGCAAGTACGGCTAATAGTGGAACATTTATTGGTCAACAATATTCAGGATACAGAGAAATTTTACACCCAACAACATTCTATGATGTTGGTGTAAGAGATGAGTTTTTATATGAAATATGTACAGACCCAAGAATTGACCCGACATGTTCTGTTGTTCGTGATATTAACACAACATCATATCAAGACCCGGCCAATGTTGTTGAATATGCGATAAATTATAGAATGGATATTAGTGATGCTAAATTTGATGTTGGTGATTTCTTTACAGGTACAAATATGGGTGAAAACGTAAGTGTATTTGATGGTGATATTACACAATTAATGTCAATAAATTGTGAGGCTGGTATTGAAGCATTTGATTTAGATAGTCCACATTATTTCATTTATAATGGTGAACTAATGGACCCTGAAGATTCATATTTGGCAAGTTATTTCAAAAGCGGAAATAGTTATAGCCCTGTACCAATTGATTTTAAATTGGATTTAAACGGTGCATTTATTAGACAATGTTTAAATTATAGATTGGGTGATTATACTCAAAAAGTACCGTTTTATTTGTGGGATAAAGGTGGAGAGGGATTTGGTTCATACGGTAACGGTTCCGACCAACAAAAATGGGATAAAACGAAAATTGCGTCATTACCGTTACAAAGATTATTTTCAATAAGTGGAGCAACGAGTCCTGGTACCAATTACGCATTTGCCGATGGTGAAGAAGAATATTTGTTAAAACCAATGACAATAACACACGGACAATTTTCATTTACAGGAAATACGACGGATGCGTTAGAAAGATTTGAAAATATAAGTTTATCTGCACCAAGTACTTCTACAAACGGTGCTGTAAGTTATGTGGAGGGAGATGTTTGGTTACATGTACAATCAGGAACAACTAAAAATCCAATGAGTGGAACAACGTATGTTGTAGTAAACAAAACTTGGACAGCACAATCTGACAAATACGTTA